GGACATCGTCGGAGACCCCCCAGGCAATATTTGCTTGGCTGGTTTTCAGATCAAGTCTGATCTCCGTTTGGGGCCTTAAGGCCCCGGGAGCGACGGGCGTGGTACTAACCTAATAGGCGAGTACCATGGCCGTCCGTGTGTATCGAAGAAGCGAAGGCCCCCAGAGAGAGCCTCTTCTCCGTGGTAACGGCAATGCGCAGCGAAAGCGATGACCCTCTCCTCGAGAGATCTCAAACGCTCGCGCAAAGCCATCACAGTCTCAACAGAGGCGGGTTTCAAGCCATAAGAACTTTGAAAGTACTTGGCATGATCCCGGCGAAGTTGACGGACCGCTTTGGGAAGGGGAGAATAAGTTGATTCCACGAAAGTGACATAATCAACCTTCTCCTCGATAACGGCATTGGCTGCGAGGACAAGACTTAGTCTGTCCGAAACATCCGATGCCCTCATCCTCACCAAATCTGGACCGGGTGGGACCTCAACGAATGCCGAGAACCAAGGTGCATCTAAAGATGTACACAGGATTCCGGAATCGAAGAGCTCTTCCACCAAACTGTGACCCATGGAGAAGAGGATCTTGCGCTCAAACCTGGCGAATGCACCAGAAAACGGTCTAAGACCGGTCTGGTGGAAACGCCTTATGGCACCCGCGACACAGCGACGATGGTAGAGTGAGGGAGAACCCCCACTTAACCCAAACCCACCTAACTTCCAAGGAAGGGAGGCGAGTCTGCCTGAAATCTTCCGAATCCTGGACAAGAGTCCGGGTTCCGCAAGGTTCAGAAGCCGTCGCACGTCATCACGGGTCAGTCCTTCCGGTGGGTTCGAGAGGATGTCACAGGCAGTAAACCAACGAGGCACAACGTGCCCTGAAGTTTTCTGGCTACCGACAATCCCCTTGAGCGAACCGGCAGGGAGCCTGCGAACCACGAGAGTCTGTTGAGAAACAAAGGAAAATTTCCAATGTTCTTCAAGGAAGACTCCGACACCCGGAACACCGGGGGCGAGAGGGCAAACAAAATGTTTGCCTTTGGAGATTTTACCTCCACTCTCGGCCACGATGTCCGCGTAACGGTCCGCAACCTCACGAGGGCATATTGCGATTAGATCGTCGCCACAAATCCTATAAGGAAAGTGGTTCGACATCGCGTATGCCGTCGTACTGAAGCCACAACGTTTGAGTGCAGCCTGATACCAGGAGGAATTGATGATGCAGAGAGTGGTCCATGTAAGTGGAAGGCCCATAAGGGCTCCCTTTACAGTTACCGCCTCAGCTCCATCGACCCCTGAAATCAGGCGCTGGGGACCTAGACAAAGCTCAATGGCTTGCGCATCGTCGGGCGTGAGACCTCGAACCAAACCCTCCTTAATCAGAGTATCCCGGATAACCGAGATGCTTTGGAAAGGAAGAAGGTCAGAGGCCGTAGTCAAATCGGCAGACAGCACAACGTAATCCGTATTACGGACCGGAGTGAATGTCTGAACCATTGACTGGATCGCGCGATGATGGTCCCCGCGAAGTGTATCTACTACTTCGCGGGTCCGCTTCAGCCCCTTCAGTAGCCATTTCCGGACCCGGTGAGCCATATTCACCAACCTAGCGTTGGAGATTGTGGCAATCCGCGTCTTGAATCCCCTCTCGGGGATGGCTACTTGTCGGGCCTGAGGCCGCAAGCCGTTGAGTTCGTCTGGAAGGGAGAGGAATGAGGAAATTGCGGCATTGTGCAAGGTGGTGTGGTCCGAATCAATGATTCGAATCACATCACAAACACACTTAATCTCGGCCGAATCTTCTTTGATTTCGATCAGTTGAGAATCCTCATCTGAATCAAAGTCGAAGTCCAAATCTTCGATTTGGCGATTCGCCCGAGCATGGTGTGCTAGCACAGCGCCGGAACCTCCCATCCGTAGGTTCGATCCTAGTGACGCACCTCCAGAAATGGAGGGCGTAGGCAGCACCGTGGCAAGACCACACCGCTGCACTAACGCACGCGTCATACGGGCCTGGCAGAGAAGAACGTCGTCAGCTACAGAATCGACTGGATTGCGCGTAAGCGCGGCCCAGTTCGCCCTGAGTGAGGCCTTTTGGACCTCTAACGTTCCCTCTGGCAAAGCCCTCCCCAGGTACGAGAATTGGAAAATTCCCGTCCTGCGGATTAGGAAACCGAACCTATTGCTAGGTTCTGACAGACCAAGTGCAACATTCCGGGATAAGGTGGACAGCGTCTTAAGCTCTCGAAAGAGTCCTTCTCGACCACTGTTTACCGCGACCCGGACGATCCACTCGGCCAGTCGGAACATGCAATGTGCGGATTGGCGTTGCCGACGATTGGACAGTACATAATGATTCTGTCCATTCGCCGCCGCAACCGTCACTCTCACTGCCTTCCACGCTTCTTCGATTGATCTTACGATCAAACCCCTCTGAGGCATCAGCCGCAACGTTTTTAGCGCCTGAAAAGTCCTCTTCGTCGGGGTTACACACATAATCCTTTGCCAGCGAGACAGGAAATATCCTCTCTGCTGCCGCGGATTCACTAAACCGCAACCCTTAAAGGGTAGCGGAACTAGTGGGTCTGGGCTCAGCATGAGTACTCGCCACACCGATTGTTGGAAGGTATACTTCCGCCAATCTCTGGTATGACTTCGCGTCATG